GCTGTTATATGAGATTGACTAAAAGTTTTAAATTAATAGTTGACAGAATAACAACTTGTATGTTAATACTGTTAATAGAGATACAGATACAGGCCGAAAGCGAGAACGAACCGCTGGAGGGCTGAACCGGTTAGCTACTGGACAACGAACCAGAGCCGACCGGCTTTTTTTATTTATAATGATTTAATAGATTAACGTTATAAAGTGAGGTGATACAGTGCAGAGTACAGACAATAGCGTGTTAGATACGTTTAAACAGGACACAAAGAAATACTTAGATATATTTTGCGCTGAATATGGTATTGAAGACCTTATGAAAGCACCTCAGAACACATTTGAGTCAGCTCTTAGTTATGCAGGGGATCATGTATTTCTGAAGCCTGAAAACGTAACGCTCAAGTACAACAGACAGACTATATTAGATTGCGATAATGCAGAACTGATCAATTACATACTCGACTATTATATATTTATATGTGGCGTATATAACAAGGAGTCAAATATACAAGGGTTTGCTAAATATATTAAGATTAGTGAACAGACTATGTATAACTGGGTAAATGGAGAATATAAGACAAAGATATATATAGATACAGACGGCAATGTTATTAAGGATATACAGGAGTGGAAGTTGAATAAGAGAGGGGAGTATAGGGAAATAGCAAGCACAGCACACCTTGACCTAATCAAAAAATTAAATGCGAATGACGAACACTCACTTGCGAACATTGGAATCAGTGATAAGAATAACACAGGCGTGGCAATGAAACTCAATTCTAAATTCGGATGGAACGCACCAAACGGACGGAGCGCAGAAGAGAACAACGGAAAGCCAAAGCAGACGGCACAGCAGATTGCGGATAAATACAAAGATGTTCTAGAGCTTCCGGAGATGGAAAAGCCGGAGCTATAACAATATGTTGTAATTTCTGGGACTAGCACACAATATATAGTAACGTTCAATGTTCTTTTAGGGTGTACCCTAAGTATACATCGGCATAACAACGATTTTTTGTGCAATATGACAATAAAACGCGAGTAATATTCCTTGATCGCTGCCGCAGACCGAACGAATAACAGCGTTAAGGCCAGAGCAGCGGGAACCCATAGGGAAAAGGGCTACCCGGTCAGCGTTACCAGGAACAGACCCGGGAGGGGGTATATATACAGACCCACATCGGCCTAGTGAGTCCTCCGAGTTCCCGAAAAAATAAAAAAGCCCCGTCAATGTGACGGGGCAAGTAAAAAAAAGAAGAGCCATTACGACTCTTCTCTAACATCATCAATATTAAATTTGACAATTACATCTGGTATGGCTTCAACCACTATTTGGCATCCGAGGAAATCCAGAATAGTAATCAACTCATTAGCAGAAAGCGTTCCTCTGGAAAACTTATTTGCCAAAGCTTGTGGAGAAGTTCCAAGATGTTCGGCAACTTGAACATTGGTTGCTTTTTTGAGTCTCATTATCTGTTTTACTTTTTGAGAAACCATAACGATACCTCCTATAATTATATAATAAACGCAAACGTTTCAAAAATCAATAATAATTCACTTGAATGTGAACAATATACTTGCAATCACACACGCTAAGGTGTATAATTTATTTATAAAGAAACAGGAGCGTGTATATATGAAGGTAGGATATGTAAGGGTTTCAACAGTTGACCAGAACGAAGCAAGACAGATTGAAGCCATGAAAGCAGATAGCGTTGAAAAAATATACGTGGACAAACAGTCAGGAAAAGATTTTAATCGTCCGCAATACCAGCAAATGATTTCGGAACTTAGAGAAGGTGACATGCTGGTTCTCCATTCTATCGATCGTCTCGGAAGAAATTATGAAGAGATTCTGGAACAATGGAGGATTATTACAAAAGAAATCAAAGCGGACATCATGGTTCAAGATATGCCACTTCTCAATACATCCATATCAAAAAATTTGGATGGTACGTTTGTAGCAGACTTGGTTCTCCAGATTCTTTCGTATGTATCGCAAAAAGAAAGAGAAAATATCAAACGCCGTCAAGCAGAGGGCATTGCCATTGCTAAGGCTCAGGGCAAATATAAAGGACGTGCAAAGAAAGAGATTGACAAAAAACTTTTTGAAGATACTAAAGCCAGATGGCAGAATGGTGAGATTACAAAAATTCAATTTGCTGAAACCATTGGAGTTTCCAGGGGAACATTATACAGAATCTTAGGGGAGGAAAAGGATGATTGATTTTACAAACAAGGCTATTACTACAAAAAGTGATTTAGAATCGGAACAGTTACTTAAAAAAGCTGTGGCACAAGGGTTTGGATTACCAAAAGGCGAAAAAGCTTTAATCACTAACAGATTCTTTAGATTTATCGGAAGTCCATATAAGCAGATTTTAATTCCAGCAACGATAAGCCATGCAGAATTTGACCAGGCTATTTCTTACACGGATTTGTTTGGTGATCCTGAAGCGGAATTAAGAAAAATTGTTGATTCAGCTACAAGATGGTGCAGAGCTTATGGATATGAGCATTTAAGCATATTTGCAAATGAGGGAATAGATAAATTTTCTGGCAAAGGACTTGCGAAAACTTCAGAAGGCATTATCCAGCGTGTTGATGCTGATGTGATGAAGCCAAGAAAGATTACTATTGCCGAGTTGGAAAAACAGCTTGGATGCCCGATTGAGATTGTTAGTTAAGGATACTGCCTATGAAAAAGAATAACTCTCAGGGCGAATCAATCAGAATCCGGTTGCCGTACCAGCTAGAACGAAAACTTATAGCTGAGAAGAACCGAACCGGCAAAAGTATATCACAGATCACAAGGGAAGCCCTGGCAGAATATTTTCGAAAGAGGTAGGTAAATGTCGATACTTGAAAAATTTTTCAAAAATAAAAAAGGACTTTCTGGAAAACTTGAGACACATCCGCTTGAAAAACCTTTACTGCGTGACAAAGTGTGTGAATATCATCACAAGAAAGCTGTTCTGGAAGACGGTAAACTGTCCGATACGGAATCAGCGAAAAAAGTTTTTACAGACGAATCAAGTTTAGAATATATCACACTCGATAGAACAAAACGCAGAGCTTATTTCATAACTTTCTATGGGAATTGGTTTTCTGCCGAAGTAGAAACTAAGAGCGAAAGTGTAATCACTGATGTTGGCGAATACCGTATACAGGTTTTAAAAACAATCTTTACATATAGTGATCTTCACATAGAGCAAGAAATCGCAGTTAAAGCCCTAATCGGAAAAAATGATTATGAATTGTACAAGAAATATTTTGGGGAGGTAGAGGAAGCATGAATAGTAACAAGAAAGTTTATTATGCGTACGTAGAAAACGGAAAAGCAGTTATTACAGAGGAAGCACCGGACTTCGATAAAGTTCACGATTACATGCTAATGAAAGCGGATGGAATCGAGCTTTTTATGGGAGTACATAAGAATCAGGACGATTTAATGCTTCCAGACGAACCAATTGACGCGGCGTCCATGCTGATTAATGCAACGATAACTGTTGAACCTAGCAAATCCGGTACATTTTCACCATTGCATAATAAAGAACCGCAGACCTTTGCAAAGTACGACACAAATCAGCTTCAAGAGATTGCAGAACATCTACTGACATATTGCAAAGCACAGGAAAGGGGATTTAAAGATGCCTGTTGTGAAAATTGTGAACCCTAACCCGTATGATTGGAGAGGGACGCAGTGTTTTATTGATGGGAATAAAGTCCCAAGAGTAAAGTCTGTTGATTTCCATGTTGCTGTTGATGAGATTCCGACATTTGTATTTGAGATGATGGCAGAGCCGGATATTGAAATGGAGTGTCTGGCACAAATCAGTTTCACTTCTCAATCAATTACTGATGCAATTTCAGTTTTAAGGCATGAACTGTTACAACACGGGGAAATTTACCACGGCTTCAAAGCAAGCCTAAAATCGGCCTTAGAGCATTACAATTACTGTGGATTACCATTTGAGCCGGAAGAAGAAATCGCAGAGAAGATACTTAATTTCATGATTGGAGAGGAACAATGAGATTACCATTAACCATTATCGCAGTAGCAATTAATATTCTGATATTTACTACATTAGCTGCATTTTTAATGAGCCGGAATTACAAAGGCAATCAATTTTCCACAGCATTCTTCTTGCTGATGGAAGCAGGAATGATACTTAATACAGTTTTGATTTGCACAGCGAGGTAAAAATATGCTTTTAGCATTTCCAATGCAGATTATCCTGTTCATTATCGAAGAACGGGTTAATCATATAAGCAATGCGAAAGGATACGCTTGTCCCGTAGTGGAGCGGTACGCAAGCAAACGATCGAGACATCCGATTTAGCAAACATGACTCTACAAAAAAGAGAACAACTTAGTTATTTAAATGCTGATTCTCCACATAAGTTGTGTTGCAATTGTAGAGCACATAATAAAAATATTATCACACACTCAATTCTTTCTCCTGCTTTTGTAATGGTGCGGAGTGGGAGAAAGATTCTAGGGCTATCGCCAAGTGGTAAGGCACAGTACTTTGACTGCTGTATTCGCGGGTTCGAATCCCACTAGCCCAGCTTGCTAGGTTGCGCATGTACCTGGCAATGGTTTATTTTACATAGACCCTCCGACGAAAACCCATCTAGCTCAACGGAGCTGATTAAAGGGGCTTCAAATGTCCCGGATGGGAATCATCGTAAAAACGATGTACTCTATTTAGCCATGACCTTTGTTGCGGCTGGTGGCAAAGAACCGCAACAGTAGAAGCAAATCAACTCAAAATCTGCAATCCGGGAGACTGCTTCTACTCAGGAAATTTAGTTCAGCGGTTAGAACGCCCGGCTCATAACCGGGAAGCCCTGAGTTCGAATCTCAGAATTTCCATTTCTTCCATATGCTACCCATCCGTTTTATGGGCAGAAAAAACTTTCGGATGAGCGTATGTGAATCAGAATGAGCAAAGGTATGTAACGGCATAGGCTTGTGCTTGATCTGATTTCCCGTCCGATAAATGTTTCTTAGTTTCAATAAGCCATCACAAGCGCGCGTTGATGACAAGGGAGTTTTCAAGAAACATAAAGTCAAAGGCATAATAATATCCGAAACAACTCCGTGGAGCATACCACGGTTACCAAAAAGCCGTCAGGTTGGCAAAAAAACGATAGTCCAAGTTATGAAAAATTGCCTAGTGGAAAGCATAACACGATAAACATATTGCTAACCCGGGGTTTCCGGGTTTTGGGAGAATATTCCGTAGAGGTAGCGGGGCAGACTGTAAATCTGTTGCCATTGTGGTTCGGATGGTTCGACTCCATCTTCTCCCACTGATCAATTAGAGGCTGAAATCTAGTTGGTCACATTGACGCAGGATGGAGTATAGGTAACTCGTGGGCCTCCTTAGACCGAAATGGTGGTTCAATTCCGTCTCCTGCAATTAATCCGTCTATCGTTCAGCGGATTAAACAAATTCTCAATACACCTTCTTTCTATGAATGTGGAACTCAACCCAATTGCTCTTTCGTTAGAGTGATTGACCGTTATAGGCGGCAACTATGGCGAGGTAGCTCAATTGGTAGAGCAGTAAAAAGATTGCAAGTCATGTTTGTGACTTCTACAGCAATTCTTCCATTACAAGGTACGTGTTGGTGGTTCGAATCCATCCCTTGCCACTGCCCCAGTTTGTCGGTTGTGGAAAATCGACGGAACATGTCTGTGTTCTTTACTGCAAATAATTTTATAGGTTCAAATCCTGTTGGGGCAATTATGTGGTGCTTACAGCAATTATTCTGGATATGACTGTTAATCATAAAAACTAAAAGCATCATGAAAATTTTAGGGGACACTTACAGCAACTTATTTCTTAATAAAATCTTAGGCGAATATTTTATATTTTCGTGTCCTGAAAGGAGAAAAACATGGACTTTGCAAACGCAATGAAAGAAGAAGGTAAATTCACAAGAACTGAAAATGGTGCAGTCGCACTGAACACTACAAGCGATGCAAGACTTGACTTGTTCGGTACTATTGGTTCATTAAGAGAAGCTGACGAGAATAGAATCACTACTTTGTTCTCAGAAGCGTATGCACAGGACAAACTCTTTGCTACGAAGATTGCTTTTTACGCAAGAGATATTCGTTGCGGACTTGGAGAAAGAAAAACTTTCCGAACCATTATCCGTTATATGGCAGAACATCATCCAGAAGCACTCAGACCAAACCTTGATTTGATTGGAGTGTTTGGAAGATACGATGATCTTTATGAATTGATTGGAACGCCGCTGGAAGATGATATGTGGAAAACCATGAAAAATCAGTTCGAGGAAGATCTGAAGAATCTTAATGAGGGCAAAGCAATTTCTCTGCTTGCTAAATGGATTAAAACAGCTGATGCAAGTAGTGCAAAGACTAGAAAATTAGGAATTCTGACTGCACAGAAGTTAGGATATCCGGTTTACAACTTTAAGAGAATCATTCGTAGCATGAGAAAGCAGATAGGTGTTGTCGAAAGTCTCATGTCTGCCGGTAAATGGAACGAGATTAAATATCCAGAAGTTCCAAGCCGCGCAATGATGATTTATCGTAGAGCCTTTGCAAAGCATGATCCAGATGGATTCAGGGAATTTATCAATAAAGCTGATAAAGGAGAAGTTAAAATTAATGCTTCAACCTTGTATCCATACGATATCGTAGAGAAAATTCTTTACGGAAAAGAAAACAACAAAGTTCTTGAAGCACAGTGGAAAGCACTTCCAGATTATGTTGAACGTGGAACAAATGCACTGATAATGGCTGATGTATCTGGCTCAATGTATGGAAGACCAATGGCAACATCAATTGGTCTGGCAATATATTTTGCTGAGAGAAATACAGGTGCATACCATAACCTGTTTATGACATTTTCCTGCAATCCACAGATTGTCACATTAAAGGGCGAAACACTTCACCAGAAAATAATCAATGCTGCAAAAGCAAATTGGGGCGGTAGCACAAACCTTAAAGCTGCATTTGAGAAAGTGCTCGATATTGCTGAAGAGAACAACGTTTCACAAGAAGAAATGCCGAAAGCTATAGTTGTTATCTCTGATATGGAGATTGATTATAGTGGAAATAAGGATTGGTCTTTCTATGACAAAATGGCAAGCAAATTCCAAAAAGCTGGATATATTATTCCGAATGTTATATTCTGGAATGTCAACAGCAGACATGACATATTCCATGCAGATGCTACAAGAAAAGGCGTACAGCTTGCTAGTGGTCAGTCGGTAACAGTATTTAAACAGGTATTACAGAATCTTGGATATAATCCGATTGAAGCAATGGAAAATATAATTAATTCGGAAAGGTACGACTGCATTACAATTGAGAAAATATAAAACATACGGAGCGAGTTAGGTGCAGCGTAGTGGTTCGATTCCACTTGTGGGCGTAGCTCTTGCGAATAAGGTTCCCACCGTTTTTTTTGGTTTTTTGACGATATAATAAAATCAGCTTTGGTTAGTTAAGTGGTGCATTGCTGTAATGGTAACAGAGAGACTTGCTAAGTCTTCCAACAGAAATGTTGTCCGTGTTCGAATCACGGATGCACCGTTCCAATGAACTGCAATCATTGGAAGGATTTCATTTTTATCTTACCTTTCTATGAATGGTTTCCAGTACTCCACGTTGGGTGGCTAGTTACGGTTCAAGTCCGTGTACTGGAATTTTTGTTTAATGAGGTGGCTTATGGAAGAAAAAGATTATTGTTGTACATGTAAATGGTACGCAACATACGAAGGCGTTTGCTGTAATTGTGACAGTGAATATTGTGCAGACTTTACGGAGCCAGAGTGTTGTTGTGAGTTTTGGGAGAGAAAAGAAGATGAAGGTGTTCGGCAAAGAAATCAACGATGAATGTTCCAAGTGCGGGAATATCCTTGAGTGTGAATTGTTCCGTCAGGGGCATGGAATAAAACAGGAACGTGAAAATGTAGCAAAGATGATCGAGTGCCAGATGGAACATAGGGAGGAAAGGAGTAAATCATGACGGATGATTTATTGAACAGAAGAATGTGCCCACTATGTGGAGGTGGGATTGCTCTAACAAATGGTGGGTTCTCGACGGCAGATCGAGTAAATACTTTAGTGGAATGGACTTGCATGAATTGTGGAACAAGGTTTGAAGCAGAATTAAATTGTGTATCTGGCGAAGTTGTTATTCGTGAACGAAAAGCTGAAATTGACAAGACTCAAATAAAACCAGATATATTAGGTCGAATATAAATTCTTTTTATCTGGACAGGAGTACATCTATGATTAAGAAAATTGCAAATTATTGGCTTAAACACAAGACAAAAAATCTCACAAGGATTCCATTGTTCACAATGACTTTTGACTGGAAGAAGTTTCAGAAAGACGGAAAAGAAAACAGTTGTATGTTATATACCTTGCATCCAGACATCGCAAAAGACCAATTTCTAAAAGAAAAACTCAGTGAATGTGTAGATTATATCCGGGATAACTATGATATGGAAACGTTTACCAAAATCTAAGGGAGGCAGTTATGAGAATTGAAGACATGGCAACATGGACAGTAGATCAGTTGAAAGAAGAAGTTGTTCGTTTGGCCGATGAGAGAGAAACAAAGCAACATGAGATTTTAGACAAGGATAATAAAATCAACGAGCTTCAGACTGAACTGGATAAAATGTGTGCTTATAACAATGAGTTAAAAAGACAGGTGGACGAAAAGGCAGATACGCCATTTTATGACGAATCTGTAGAAATCGCAAAATATCACAGGCAGCATCAGTCCGATTGCATCACAATCAATCAGCTTCAGACTGCATTGGACGTAATAGTTGACCGATATTATGCAAATCTAAGAAAGGTTCATGGGGTGAACTGACATGGGCGTAGAAACAAAAGGTTATCCAGAATGGAGGACGAAGATACAACAGGCACCTGCCAAAGAAATTGCTGACTTTGCGAAATCATATCCGCACGAGTATATGAGAAAATGCTTAGAGCAATATCCGTATTGGGGAAACAAAGACAATGGTTTTGAACGGCAGAAAATTTAAGGAGATTTTTTAATGAGTATCAAATCAGCATTTGAATCTGAGGGGATAGATTTTTCTCAGGTAATGAACCCACCGGAGCCGTGGGACGGACGGGCATTAATAAAGAACATCAATGGCAAACTGTGGTATTGTTGTCCTTTTTGCGAGAAGAAAGCACTTCTGATTAGCCCAGAGACAAAAATTCAGCATCTTAAATTGAAATGCAAAGGTAGTAACTGCAAGAAAGAGTTTGAGGTGAATGTATGAAAAAATATGGTGTAGTGAACTATCCAATTAAGATTATTGATGAAAAAATCATTAATGCACTAGCTGACATTGAAGTACATCATGAAGAAGGCAGACGGATTATTTGGGTAGAATGCGTCGTGAATTACACTGATCTTCCGCAGGAATGCATTCTTGAAATTGGATATCTTAAAAGAAAATTCAAACTCATGCATACGGAATTTGTTGCATCAGAATCAGGTATTTATAAGTTGAAATTTATGTTTGAACGAGTAGAAGATATAAATAAAAAAGACGAGTGGTGGGATTCACTTAGAAGAATTGTGAGGTGAATGTATGAATCCAGTATTTATATTTCTAGTGATATGTGGAGCAGTGGCAGTATGGTTTCTGCTTTACAAATTATTTCAGCCACTAGGTAAATTATTGAATCACATTGGCAGAAATGCTATTGATGAGTTAAATAAAGACGAAAGTCAAAACAAGGAGGACAAAGAATGAAGAAAGGACTTTTAGGTGGAATCGGATTAGCTGTTGCAATCATTGCAGGACTTATATGCGTTGCAAAGTGTAGTGTAAGGGTTCCAGCCGGTTACATTGCGGTCGAGTACAAAATGAACGGGGGAATCTCCAAGAATGTACTTACGCAGGGATGGCATTTGATTTCACCTACAGTAAAAACTTCGCTGTATTCTGTTGGAATCGAACAGTCTTATCTTACATCTGAAGATAAAGGCGATTCTCCAAAAGACGAAAGTTTTAAGACACCAACAGCAGATGGCAAATCTCTTTTAGTTGATTTGGAATTTTCGTATAAATTCGATCAGAGCAGAGTAACTGATGTATTTACTCAGTTCAAAGGGCAATCCGGGGAATCTGTGAAAAATACCTTTATTAAGCCGAAAATGAAAGCATGGACGCAGGAAGTAACAGCGAAGTATCCAGTAACAGATGTTTTTGGTGATAAGCGCCAGGAACTGAATGAAGCACTTGACGAATATCTTAAACGGAAGTTTGAACCATACGGAATCATTATTGATACAGTAAACTTTACTTCTATTTCCACTGATGATGAAACACAAGCTGCAATCCAAAAGAAAGTAAATGCACAGCAAGAGCTTGAATTGGCCAATATTGAAGCTAAAACAGCCAAAGTACAAGCCGATAAAGATAAAGAAGTTGCACTGATTGCTGCTGAACAGGAAAAAGAAAAAGCAGCTATTCAGGCAGAACAAGCCAAAATTGATGCGGAAGGCAAAGCCGAAGCTATTAAGATTAAAGCTGAAGCCGAAGCGGAAGCAAACAGAAAGATTGCAGAATCGCTTACCCCTGAACTAATTGAAAAGCAGAAAATTGATAAATGGAATGGTGAAGTTCCGAAGATTCAGGGAAGTAACACTTCTACCATCGTAGATACAAGAGATATGACAGCCAATGAGAATGCTGAATAATAAATAAATCAGTCAGAGAGCCACATGAGAGCCAGACTAAATCCTAAGAAGAAAGGAGGTCTGGCTCTATTTTTATGCAAAAATTCACAGAAGGTTCGATTGAATGGTATCGGGCAATTTTAAATCAAATCATTAATGATGATATGACGGTCTATCAAAACCAAAAAGATTGCCTTGATCTGCTGTTAAATATGAATATTGACCTTCCTTTCAAGGATAATCCAGATGCACGGAACATGGCAATGAAAGTCAGTCGGTACGCTCATAATAAAGCTGCAAAAAAGGCAGCAGTTACAGGAAGTGGTTCATTTGACGATTTGTACTGGCAGTATTTGTTGATGGAAGCACAGAACTATCAGGTTGACAGCGGGCTTCTTTACCTTGAAAAGAACCGAATCCCGAAAGAACGATTCTATGAACCACGAAGAAATGTGTTCTTGCAGCATAACATCATAGGTTCACTGCAAGACCTGATGGATGATAAATTAGATATATTTGCATTAAGCGTACCTCCGGGTTGTGGCAAGAGCACTCTGGAAGATTTCTTTTTATCATTGGTAGGTGGATGGTTCCCGAATGACTTTAACCTGTCTTCGGCACACAGTAGCATTCTGACACGTTCCCTTTATGATGGTGTTCTGGAAATTATCAATGATCCCGTGGAATACACGTGGCATGAGATATTCCCTAACGTAGAAATTCAAGGAACAAATGCAAAGGAAACTACAGTCAATCTCGAAAGAAACGGACGATTTAAGACATGGACATTTCGTTCTATTGATGGCTCTTTGACTGGTGCCACTAGATGCAATAGATTTCTTACTGCCGATGACCTTGTGTCTGGTATTGAAGAAGCTTTGAATAAGAACCGACTTGATACCTTATGGACAAAAGTGGTAAATGACTTGCGTTCCCGTAGACTTGAGGGATGCAAAGAGTTTTATATTGCCACCAGATGGTCAGTACATGACCCTATCGGAAAACTGCAGCAACTATATGCCGGAAACCCACGGGCAAGGTTTATTGCAGTTCCAGCACTTGATGAAAATGGAAAGAGCAATTTTCTGTTTACGGTAAATGGATTCTCAGAGAAATATTTCAATGATGCTAAAGAATCCATGGATGAAATTTCTTACAACTGTCTTTATCAGCAACAGCCGGTAGAACGTGAGGGATTATTATTACCACCGGACAAATTAAAACGATTCTTTTTCAGTAAAGAAGACGTGCCGGATGGATGCGCGGATGAATACATTATCATTCCAGATAAAGATGCAGATGCAATATGGGCGGTATGTGATACAAAAGATAAAGGAACCGACTTCGAATCATTACCGATTGCATACCAATACGGAGATAAATTTTTCTTTCCTGATGTGGTGTTTGATGACACTACAGACTATGACATTTTGGATAGAAAGACAGCAGATATTTTGATAAGACATAACCCACATAAGATTCGTTTCGAATCAAATAATGTCGGAAACCGTGTGGCACACAATATCCAGAAAATGATTACCGGAAAGTGCCGAGCTGAAATTGAGACAAAACCAACGTCAGCAAATAAAGAAACAAAGATTCTTGTAAATTCGGACTATATAGCAAAACATTTTTATTTTCTGCATCCAAGTCAGTACAAAGTAAAGTCTGATTACGGATTATTTATGGCTAATGTAACTACGTACACTACTAGGGCAAAAGTACCACATGATGACGGAATCGACTCTTTGGCTATGATGGCTGAGTACATACAAAATCCATTAGGTGGTAAAGCAACGGCAATGCAGAATCCATTTTGGGGAAGGAGATAGTATGGATATAAAGGAGTATCTGAATCAAATTCAACGATATGAAAAAGTTATAAATAACAAACTGGAAGAAATTGAGCACTTAAAATCACTTGCCACCAGTATTAGTGCTTCGGCATATGGCATTGAACGCGTTCAGACTTCAGGAAGCCAAGATAAAATAGGCGATACCATAGCAAAACTGGTGGACGCACAGCGTGAACTGGCTGATAATGTGGTAGAACTTATGGATAAAAAACAGAAACTCATAGATATTATAGAGTCTGTAAAAAATCCCCAGTATTATGATTTTTTGTATAAACGATACGTAGAGGGAAAAAAGCTAACTGTCATTGCAGATGAAATGGAATACAATGAAGAATATATTAAACAATTCCACGGGAAAGCAGTAAATTACGTAAAAGAAATGCTTAATTTCAAAAGTTAGCACCTTTTCTTACTGAATATAACTTTCCAATTATGTATAATATATGATGAAAATGTATGAAGCATCGGGTGAAAACTCGGTGCTTTTTTCATGCTCAAAAACAGGAGGTATAGGCAGTGGGAAGAAACAAAAGTAATTTTGTTGACCTATGCCAAGGCGATTTTGGCAGAAAAACTGCCTACACTGGCGTAGCTCAAATTACTACCGAAAATGTTGTTCAAGTTCTATCTGATACGATTGGTACACATAATCGAAACAGAATGATGATTAATTATCTTTATCGGTACTACAAAGGCGACCAACCAATCTTATATCGGGAAAAGCTTGTGAGACCGGAAGTAAATAACAGAGTTGTCGAAAATCACGCTCTGGAAGTTGTCAAGTTTAAGGCAGGACAAATATATGGAGAACCTATTCAATATGTCTGCAAAAAGAAAAAAGCAGATAAAAAGATAAATGAGCAGGTCGACCTGCTGAATGATTATCTGGACGAAGCAAATGCGGATGCCCGAAATATTCAGCTTGGAATATACCAGAGTGCCGTAGGAACTGCATACAAAGCAATTCTACGAGAAGACGATTGGACAAAAGACCGTGATTTACCACCATTTAGAATTTTTATTCCGTATCCGGGAGATGTTTATATTGTTTATTCCAGAAACACAGGAAAAGCAATGCTATCTGTTCAAATATTGAAAGATGAAGAGAATCAGCAATATTATCTTTGCTATTCTTCAAATCAATATTTCAAGATAAAGAACGGACAAGTAACCGTCAGCGGCATTAATGGCTTTGGCGGAATCCCAATTATCGAGTATCCAAACAACCATGACCGGCTATCTGATGTCGAAATTGCAATTACAGCATTTGATGCGATCAACAAGTATCAGTCGGATAGATTAAACGGTGTTGAACAGTTTGTTCAAGCATTTATGAAATTCAAAAACTGTGAAGTTGACGAGAATGAATTTTTGAAAATGGTCAAGCTAGGAGCAATATCTGTAAAAGATGCTGGAAACGGTGTTCAGTCAGATGTTGACTTGATGACTGCGGAATTAAACCAGTCGGAGAGCCAAGTTGCTAAAGACGACATTTACAATAATATGCTGATTGTAGAAGCAATGCCAAACCGCCAGAGCAACACCGGTGGTGATACTGGTAATGCTGTATATTTGCGTAATGGATGGGATTTTGCAGAGCGAGATGCAAAACTTGTTGAAGCATTCACAAAAGAAGCCGAAAAAGCTTCTGTCAGAATTATTCTCAACATCATTCGCAAAACCTCCAATGATGTCAAGATTTCTACCAGAGATTTTGATGTCAAAATCACCAGAAACCCAACAGATAACATGCTTGTTAAAGCACAGGCACTTGATTATCTGTTCAAGAATAAAATTCACCCGCTTATTGCATTGATTACTTGTGGATTATTCAGCGATCCGCAAAAGGTATATGAAATGAGCTTACCATATCTTGGAACTGTTTATCCCGAACTGGCAAACCCAGACGCAGAAATGGAGAAAGCACAAGAATTGATTAAAGATTTTAGTCAGAAATCAATTCAAAATCAATCAGCAACAATTTATTCCACTGGTGAAGAATAGACGCTTTTACATCAATTATTTAAGGAATCTTGGAAAACTGAGATTCCTTTTTTAATACTCAAAAATATTGCAACAGCCCGTGAGCGCAAATCGGGCACAGATCATGTGCGGAGCGAACCGTGTGAACAAAGCGTGTTGGTCTGGAAGAAAGGAGATTTCATGACAAGAGAACAGGCAAAACAAGTACTTATCGGTATGGGAATTGAGGAACCGTCTGATGAACAGGTGTCTAAATACCTTGATTCCGTTACAGGAGAAGTAAAGAAAGAAAAAGACAAAAATGCTTCATTACAAGAAAAAGCCAACAAGGCAGCAGACCTTGAAAAAGAATTGGAAGAGCTGAAACAGCAGAATATGACAGACGCTGAGAAAGCAGAACTGGAACGCCAGAAAGAAAAAGCTGCAAACGAGAAAAGAATTTCTGACCTTGAATCCGCACTTGCAACTTCCCAGAGAGAAGCACTGACAGGAAAAATCACTTCCATTTTTGCTAATGCAGGAATGCAAGGTGATGCCTACGCAGGAGCAATCAAAGCATTTTCCAATATGAATAAAGAAGATGCACTCAAAGAAGCACAGACTTTTGTTGATGGAATTTCCGAAGTAAATAAAACAACTCTCGATACTGCAAAAGCTGCATGGGAAAAAGAAATCCTTGAAAACACGCCTAATCCGGGTGGTGGAGCTGGCGACAGTAACGAGACAAAGAAAAGTGATGCATCTGAATATGCAAAAGCGTACTCAGCAAGAATGAATCAAGAAGCCAAGGCAGCAGATGATAATGCCCCGGTAAATATTTAATTTTAGTAAAGGAGAAAAAGATATGGCTTTTATGAAAACTGAGCAGTATGAATCCAGACCTAACATCCTTGAATCTGAGGTTGGATTAGTACTCAAAACTTACACAGCAGATCAGACAAATGCTGAAACAGTTGGAACTAAGAAAATCATCAAAGCAGGTTCTGTATATCCGACAAATGCAACAGGCGCAATCGGCATTGTGTTTGAAGATGTTGATATGACAGATGATGCTAAAAGACCGATTTCTGTGATTATTGCAGGTCGTGTTCTTGAAAAAAGACTCCCGGTAACAGTTGATGAAACTGCAAAAACTGAACTTGAGAAATCAGGTATCGTTTTTGTGGTCACAGAAGATCCAGTATATTAAGGAGGTATAACAAATGCCATTTAATGTTTTAGAATCCATCACAGAGGAAGAGAGACTTAATTTCTCCCAGAGTTTTGATGTAAAAAGACCTGGTATCCTTGATACTATTTTTCCAGATATAAAAACACAATATCTGAAAGCCGAATATTACAGACTTATGGCCGGACAGAGACTTCCAGAAGTAGCGTTTGTTCATGCTCTTGATACTGAAGCAGAAATCGGTACAAGACCAGGATTCGAAAAAGTACTGACTGAAAAACTTTTCATTAAAAGAAAAATCAATCAGTCTGAAAGATTACGTCAGGCAATCGAAAATGGTGTGCCGGACAACGAAGCACTGAAAAACTTTGTATTTGACGATGCAGCTAACCTGTTTGAAGGCGTTGTTGCAAGAGCAAATGTCATGAAAGGTCAGTTCCTTTCTACTGGTGCTGTAACAATCAAAGAAAATCATGTTGATATGGGAATCAATTATGGTGTTCCAGCAACTGCAAAAGTAACACTTACCAACTGGGCTACACCAGAAGCAGATATCATGGGAGATATCCAGAAAATGGTAGCTGTAGCAGAAGACAATGGTTATGTAGTTAATAAAGCTCTTACTTCTCTCAAAATGATTAACTACATGAGAAATAACACTGCTATGCAGACAGCAGTTCTGGGAGCAGATAACAAACGTCTTCTGACAAAACAGGAACTTGCAAATCTGCTTATGCAGGAATACGGAATCACAATTGATCGTTGCGATGAGAAATTCCGCTTCAGAAAAGCAGATGGTTCTCTTAAAACAGGCAGATACTTCAAAGAAGATGTATTTACTCTGTATGAAGCAGATGCAAACGGTTCTTTCGGTACAGGACTCTGGGGCGTGACGCCTGAGGAACTTGAATACAGACAGTTCATTCAGGAAGAAAACCGTTCTTTCGTAACACTGTCCATGTGGGCTACACAGGATCCGGTTGCAGTATGGACAAAAGCGTCCGGTATATTCGTTCCGGTTGCTCCGAAAGCTAATGGCGGTATCGTTATCGGCACAAAGGGGGAATAAGCGGGCATAGTCTCAATGTGAACAGCCAATCACCGTCTGTAGCAAGTGTTGAATCAGAAGAATCAACACATAAATACGCAGAAAGTGAGCTGTCTAATATGACTGTGCCACAGTTAAGACAGCTTGCAAGTGATAATGGCTATGCCCTGACCTCAACAAATAAGGCTGGTATCATTTCTGAAATATTATCTCAGCAGTAACGCAGAAAGAGGCGGTGAATTAAATGAATGAAGAACTTATGGAAGAATTATCACTTTATTTAGCAGATAATCCAGAATCTGAGTCCATACTCACTCTTTCTGTAAATCGGGCAATTCGTTCATTTAAAAATAAGCGAAATTACCCCTCTAGTTACACTGATGATAAAATCAAAAACGACATGAAAAAATGCTATGATTGTATTTTTGACTTGGCGCTTTACTTTCTGGTTAAACAGGGGGCAGAGTTCCAAGGATCACATTCTGAATCTTCTGTAAATAGAAGTTGGGAATCTGAAACCGAAATTTATATTAATCATGGTGTTTTTCCTTTTGCTGGAAGTTTCAATTAAAAAAGATGGGATGGAACGCAATGTGTTTTTCCTCCCGGCACGTTGCAGGGTTGCTCGTTAAAGTAGGGAAAGAGCAAAAATCTTATAGGGAGTGAAAGAAAGGAAAAGCGATGGGATGTGAACATGAGTGCTTTAACAATCACCGCTTCGAAGAAATTGAAAAAAATATTCATGATATGCAGGAAAAGCAGTCTGAAAGACACAAGGAATTTTATTCTAGAATTAATAAACTCGAACAGAAGACTGCCCTGTATAGCAATGACTTAGATCATATCAAAGAAACAGTCGATGAGATGAACAACAATTTAAAAATTCTCATGGCAGTCCCTGGCAAACGTTATGACACCATTATTGTATGCATTATAACAGCAGTCGTGGGAGCAGTTGTAGGATTTATGTTGAGCGGTGTATTTCCTATGTAACAAATCGATTCCACTTGTAAGGGAGGACGGTGGAGTTATATGAATTATGCGGATTTTTCAGAAGATGAAAGAAAATTTTACTTGCAAGAAGCAGGTTTTGATTCACGTGAAGAAAAATTATTTCGATTACGGGCTTATGGCGAAAAAACATTATGGGAAGCATCTGAATTAATGGGGTACAGTCCCAGAACCATAGACCGAATCAATAGAAAAATAAAAAAGAAAATTACCAAAGTTGCCCCGATGTATATTCGGGGCTTTTCTTTGTATAATGGCGGAAATGTGGCGAAATAGTGACGTTCAAATACAGTGTTCCTTCCTATATAATATAATCATAGGAGAAAACGTAATGATTATATTAAGAAACCCTTACGAGGGTATATGGGAAAAGCATCGTTCTATAGATGATATGGATATGATTCTTGAATCCCGGACAGGAGGAACAGATTATGGCAGGTTATCCGTATTATCCGCAACAGCCAATGATGAGCAACCCTTACGGACAAATACAGCCGTATCAAGACAGGTTGGCACAATTACAGAATAACTATCAACAGGCAATGCCATATGGACAAATGCAGATGCAACAGTTACAGCCAGTTCCACAATCACCTATGCTTCAAGGGCAGATGGTTGATGGCATTGATACTGTAAAAGCAAAAGATGTAGATATGTCTGGAAATCCTGTTTATTATCCAAAAACAGATGGTACAGAAGTCTACAGGAAACAATTACAAGCAGACGGAAGAAGCAAAATTTTTGTTTACCGACTTGTCAATCCAGAAGCAGAGCAGCAACAGGAAGAACCAAAGCAGGTTGATCTAGTTGCTATGATTAATCAGCTTCGAAACGATGTTTGCTCTGAGATTTCTGAAATAAAAAACATGTTCCCGACACAAATGTCGGAGACATCGGTATCTAAGCAGAACGGAGGTAAGCAAAGATGAGTTTCAATCCTAATGCCATGATGAAAAAGCAATTTGAGAAAATGATTTCTCAGAGGTTCGGAAGTGTGGATAACATGATGAACGATATGAGTAAATTTGCAGGAAACAATCCGACATTGAAGAATGCGTTGGATTTATACAAAAAAGGTGATGCAGACCAGCTACATCAAATACAACAAAATGTATTCAATGAAAAACATTTATCTCCAGATGGAATTATCCAGAAATTCCTTGGATTATAACATTTCCCCATAATTGGGTGATTCAGAATCGCTACAATTTGGGACGACAGCCGCGGATGTCTCCTATTGTAAATAATATTTAAGGAGACTAAAAACATGATGAATGGTTCAAATTACAGTCTTAGTGACATTGCTGCCGCTACAGGCTCTAATAATCGCGCCAATGATATGTGGGGCGGTGATGGCTTTTCACTTATCTGGCTTGTCTTGATCTTTGCTATCTTTGGATGGGGAGGTTTTGGCGGCTGGGGCGGCGGCTTCGGTGGCAATGGTGCAAATGGTGCAGGTTTCCAAGGATGGGCTACACGTTCCGATATCAATGAGGGATTTGCTCTTAATGATATCCAGAATGGTATTAGAGGTATTCAGCAGGGTATCTGCGATAGCACATATGCTCTCAACAATACCATGCAGAGTGGATTTAATGGCATGAATGTTGGAATGCTCCAAGGCTTCAATGGAATTCAGCAGGCTATTAACGCTGATACTGTAGCAAACATGCAGAACACAAATGCATTACAGTCTCAATTAGCAAATTGTTGCTGTGAAACAAGAGAAGCTATCCAGGGTATCAACTACAACCTGGCAACCAACACTTGTGCTCTTCAAAACACAATGAACAACAATACCAGAGATATTCTGGACAATCAGAACAGCAATACAAGAGCAATCCTTGATTTCTTGACGAATGATAAGATTGCAACATTGCAGGCAGAGAACTCTGATCTGAAGCGTGCTGCATCTCAGGATCGTCAGTCCGCGCTGATTGTAACTGAAATGAATGCACAGACGCAGCGATTAATCAATTCAATCAATCCATCCCCGATTCCTGCATTTCAGGTACCGGCTCCGTATGCATACGCAGGATGCAACGGATATGGAAACAGTTGCTGCTAAGTAACTCACCCTTAGAGGTTGACTAAATTCTAAGAGGTGGGTTGCGGCTCACCTCTTATTTGATTGAGAGGTATAAAATATGAGTTGTAAAAATGTTTGTAAGCTCTGTAACCATCTTGTGATAAGCCAGTCTGTCGCATTCACTGGTGGGAATCTTGTGGTTACACTCCCGGCAGGCAGTTATTCCAATGGAGAAAAGTATTGCATTGTGATCGCACAAAGTATACCAACAACCACTACAATTAATGCCCCGGTAATGATTCAGATAGGAACAGGAACAACTTTGTATCCGCTAGAGAATCGTTGCTGTGCGCAGGTTACAGCGTGTGGAGTAAGAACCAGAACAAAATATGCAACCAGAGTAGCTACGAGTGCAACTGGTGGAGTATTTAAGATGTTAGGAAATCCGGCTTGTAGTCCGAACAACAATTTGACAGCAATTAACGGTACAGCCCCAACAACAGAAGCACCTGTTACACAGGCTGTTAGAAAGGGGGCACTGTAATGCATAAAGTTGCAATGGAAATGGGAAAATGGGCTATGGAAAAAGCCAAAACACATGGCTTTGATAATCTCAGCGCTCAAGACTGGGACGATTTGAAAGACTGCATGGAAGCTGTAAAGTGTGCGATTTGTGCAGATAAAGATTACAGAATCGTAGAAGCTATGGACGAATGCGAACAGGAAGAAAAGTATCTTGGACGCATGGGATATGACAGATATCGTTATGCAAACGGCAGATTTGCACCAAAAGGCAGAGGAAGCCGTATGGGATACAATCCGTATCTGTACATGGAAGATGATGACTGGATGGAAGAGTATCTGAACAATCCAGATTTCGAACGTAATATGTACCGCATGGGATATCATCCAGATCGTAGTGATATGAGGATGGATGGAATGAACCATAAGCAGTCCAGATATGGCGAAAGCTATGACAGATACAGCGAGAACCGCAGACATTACCATGATTCCAACGATACAGAATCTAAGAGAAAAATGGACGATTCCATGAAAGAGTACACATCTGACATTATCCGTAATCTTACAGAGATGTGGTCAGATGCAGACGCAACTCTTAGGCAGTCGATGAAAACCGACTTAACTCGTCTGATACAGCAGATGAATTGAATATTAAATGAATTTTGCCCTTGTTACAGGAATGTAACAGGGGCTTTTTAATTAGGGAGATTGATGATGGAAAAATGTGTAATAAATGTTCTTGGAACGAATTACAGAATTATTCCAAAAGAACTTAAAAATGCAGATATTGACGGCCTTACAGATAATACTGCAAAGGAAATTGTTATCAGAACGGACAACGTAAATAACGTTGGTGATTTTGACTTCTTACAGAAAAAGCAGTTGAGACACGAAATTATTCATGCATTCTTGTCGGAAAGTGGATTGCAGTGCAATTGGCAACATATGGAACAGTTCGGACATGATGAAACCACAGTTGATTGGTTTGCGATTCAATCTCCGAAGATTTTTGAAGTATTCAAAGAACTTGAGTTAATTTGAAAGGGATGGTGATAAACCATGCTAAGACAATTCTATATGAACGGAGACCTATGGAGAGTTCAGTTCGTATTTCCACACGACAGCGTGTTAATTGACCGTACAGGCAATAGAACGCTTGGGGTATCGGATTATTCCACAATGACAATTTCGATTGCAAATAATCTATATGGAGAACTTCTGAACCGTGTGTTTATCCATGAGTTAGGGCATTGTGTGATGTTCAGTTATGGTTTATTGCCAAAACTTCACCGTATGGTCAAGAAACAGTATTGGGTGGATGCAGAGGAATTTGTGTGCAATATGCTTGCCAATTACGGATGCTTTGTAATTGGCGTTGCAAAAGATGTTTTAGGAAACCAATTTACTTATGTGTCCCCTGTTGGAGTAGAAAAAATGATTGCATAAATGAAAACCCTATTTTGCCAGCTGTAAATGATGATGGTGTACTTATTTTTTAGGAGGTAGTTCATGGCAGAATCAATTTTAAAAATCCATACTCAAAACGGAGATATTCCAGTTGGGTATCCAGGCTTAGCAGACAAGCCTATCGCAGATAAAACTTTGAGCGAAGAGGGAGCATTTGCCGACTCCAAAGTAGTAGGGGACAAATTTAAGGAAGCAAAGACAGAAACTGATTCACTAAAGGAAGATTTAGTTAACTTAGAGAATGGTACATGTATTTTAAAAGGAGAATTTGACGTTGGTAATATCAAAAGTTCTACTGGCGAATATGAACGTGATTATATTTATCAGGTATCGAATAAACATCCCATTTCCTATGATACAAATTTAATATTATATATTAAAGATGGATTTCAAGTTGCTTTTTCTTGGTATGATAACGATGGTAGTTTTATAAAAAAAGATTCGTTTATAAAAAATAGAAAAGTAATAACGGCAAATACAAAGTTTTCGGTGACTATTTTAAAAACAGGAATTACAACTGGAATTGCTGATGTTCACGAATATTTAAGCGCAATAACATATGAATGGGAATTGATAAATTTAACTTACAGAAATGATATATTAAAGAATTACATGAAATTTGTATATGGAACTTTATCAAACGGTATTCCAGTTTCAACATCTGCATCAAGATTTAGAAGCAAAGATATTTCTTGTGCATATTATGATACCACTTTTAGGTCGTTGGAAGATAGATTTGTTTTAGCATATCATTCTTATGATGAAAATGGTAATTTTTTATATGATAGTGGGTGGAACTATGAAGTATCAGTAAGCAAAGGCACTAAGTATAGACTATTATTGAAAGATACTATGGAGGAATATAAAGAAAATGATATAGAATTAATTACAGAAAAATATGTTGCATCATATAGTGGCATAGAAGGCAATAGACATCTTATAGATGAATTAATTGGTAAAAAACCGGTAAATAATTTTAATGATTATACTGTTATAATGGCTCATCGAGGATATTCAAGTATTGCTCCAGAAAATACAATGCCAGCTTTTGAATTGGCATATAAAAATGGCTGTAGGTGTATTGAGACTGATGTTGTTTATACATCTGATAGAATACCAGTTTTATCTCATGATATTAATATTAATAGAACTGCTAGGGACAAAAATGGAAACATGTTGCCAGAAACTGTTAATATTTCTACTATTACTTATAACGATGTTAAACAATATGATTTTGGAATTTGGAAAGATGTGAAATATAAAGGAACGGAAATATGCACACTTGAAGATTTCTTGTATTTCTGTAAGGTAAAATCGGTACAGCCTATTATCGAATTAAAAAGAGGCTACGACAATAGTTGGATAAAAGGCGCGTATAATGTGGCAAGTAAATTGGGAATGCTTGATAAGGTTGTATGGAATTCTTTTGAGCATTCGTTTTTAACATATATACACAGTCTATGTGATTTTACTAATTTTTTTGTAAATGTAGATAGGGATATAGATGAGGATGCAATAAATATAGCAATCAATCTTAAAACAAATAGTAATGCTGTTTATATAGGTTCTACAGTTGAGAAACTTACTTCAAATGGCGTTTCTAAAGCGTTGTCAAACAATATCCAAGTAGGCGTTGGTACAACAGATGAAAAATCTGTAGCAAAAGAGTTTGCAAAAAATGGAGTACATTTTGTTTTCACAAATGCGTTGTTGATCGATGATTTGTATTAAAGTAATGAAGTATGTTACATTACTAATTAACTAAAGAGGGCTTATATTGATTAAGAACAGGAGAAAAGACATGAGAGTAAAGATTGAAGTCGGAGGACAGATGTGTTCGCAATCTTGAACAATGTAGATTCTGAGATGGATAAATCTGAAGAAGTGTAGAACGAAACTGAAATAAAATAAACAATCAACCATTTATGGGAGAGCAGAAATATTCCCCCTTTTTGCATTGGAGAAAGTATTATGAGAGGATTAAAAAGACAGAAACAGACCGTGTACTGGTCAAGAGTAACCGAAACACTTGAGGGAATAGATACCGTACCGACATACAGTCAACCGCAAAGCTTTAAGTTTTCTGTATCATCTACCGCAGGAACACCAGAGGAAATATCGGCAGGAATCGTGCCAGATTACGACAGATACATTACTTCCTTTAACCGTTCTTTTCATCCGCAAGAAGGAGATGTATTTTGGATTGATACCGTGCCACAGGTTGACACACTGGGAAATCTGATTCTGGAAGATGGTATTCCTACAACACCGCCAGATTACCGTTTGAAGAAAATCCTTGATACGCAAAGAGGAAATCTGGCTAGATATGGAATTAAAAAGATAGGTGCAGAAGAATGAGTGGACGAGTAATCAAATGTAATCTGAGCCAAAAATCTATTAGAAACGCAATCAAAGAATTGAAAACATACCAAAACAGTCTTCGCGATAAAAATGAGCTGTTCCTTAAAAGGCTTTGCGAATTGGGAATTCCTGTCATAGACGAAAATATTATGTTGGCACAGGGAGATTCTGATAAAAACCACAATACCTACATCAAAATCAACAGGTTCGGAAATTATGCGCAGGCAACTCTTGTGTGTGAGGGTTCTGGACTTTTGTTCATAGAATTCGGTGCAGGTATCCATTACAACGGAGCCGCCGGTTCTAGCCCACATCCAAAAGGAGAAGAATTTGGTTACACAATCGGTTCTTACGGACAAGGCAAAGGAAAAAACGAATCGTGGGTATATGTAGCAGATTCTGGCGAATGGGTACGTTCTTACGGTACGGAGGCTACAATGCCCGTGTACAAAGCAAGCGTAGAAATTATGCAGAATGTCCGTAGAATCGCAAAAGAAGTGTTTTCTGCATAAAAACATAGCACCTTTTCTTACTGAATATAACGTCTGTTTTATGTATACTGTAAGATATAAAAGCATCTACCGGAATGGTGGGTGCTTTTTCTATGCTCAAAATAAGGTGGTGACAGAGATGCCAGATGTAGTAAAAAATCCAGTTTCAGATGTATTTGAACGATGGAGAACAACTATTGAACCCGTTGTAGGAAAAGGGAACTTTTCTAATGACGAAAGTCAGACGGTAGCTTCAAACAAAAGGGCTTACGCACGTTTGTTCTTACTTGGAAATCCAACATCACGTGGCGACCTTGAGGGGGACGAGTGCGCGACAACGCCATCTTTCCAATCAGAATCCTATGCGACTGGTTCAAAAGCTTCTTCAAAAGCATATGAAATTGACGATGCTAGTCACAAGGCTATGGTTGGCATGGGGTTTCGTAGGATATACGGGCCCGTAAGACAAAATAATGCTGATAACAGCATAAAACGTGTTGTTAGCAGATATAGCCGGATATATACTGGCACATTACTCTAGGAAAGGAGTGAGAAAACATGGAACAGATTATGAACTATGTAAAGCCGGAACTTCTAATTGTAGCCGTAGTACTGTACTTTATCGGAATGGGAATCAAAAAATCCGAAGTCATACCGGACAAATATATCCCGGCAATCCTTGGTGCTTTAGGCATTCTGATTTGTGGAATTTATGTTATTGCTACATGCGCTATATCTGGCGCGCAAGAAATCGCAATGGCAATTTTTACCGCAATCACACAGGGAATCCTCGTTGCAGGACTTAGTAATTATGTAAATCAGATTGTAAAGCAGGCAAGCAAAGAAGACTAGAAGGAGGTGATCCTTTTATCTCCCGGTACAGGGTTACGTACTAGAACCAGAGCCGTTAAGGCTCTTTTTTATTGCAACAAATTATAGCCGAAAGGCAGAAAGGAGCCAAAATGGCACGATTAACTACACTTGGTGTGAAATTTTCATATGCCGTTGAAACCGTGAAAGGCACAAAACCTACCAAATTCACACAGCTGGAAGAAGCCTCTTCCATCGGCGGTATTTCTCTTGACACAGAACAGATTGACGTTTCTGCACTGGAAGATTATCTGACTCAGTATGCAGCTGGTAGACAGGATACAGGTGGTACTTGGGAGATTGAATTTATTATGGATCCAGACAAATCTGTTAAACAGATTAAGAAACTGTACGAAGATTCTAAGGCTGCAAAAACTACAGGATTGGCAACCTGGTTTCAGGTGTCGTTCCCGGATATGTCCGACGCATTCTTTGTTATTGCAGAATGCGGTCGCGAAATTCCAATGCCAGAAATTGCACAGAACGAAGCAGCAACCATGTCCATTTCTCTTATCATCAATACATATAAGGGACTGGATACCAAAATTGAGCCGACGGCGGCTGCTGAATAAGATATAAAACAGGGAGGATAATTCATGTTTAGTTTCTCAGTAAATGATAAAACATACAAAGTAAAATTTGGATACGGAGTGCTTACTCAGTCGGACATTCTTACACAGGTGTCTTCCATGGGGGCAATCACCAACCCGAAAGATATGATCAAAATGCTTCCAGAACTGATTCTGGCAGGACTGCAAAGAAAACACAAAGATGAATTCGGGTATGAAACCGAAGAAGAAAAGAAAGTTGCATATGAAAAGGTATGTGACCTTCTGGATGATTATGAAGATGAATCCACAGAGGAAAATCCTCATAATGGATTTACTCTATTTGAAAAAGCGAGTAAGGAGCTTGAGAAGAACGGTTTTTTATCCGGCATGCTGAAAGCGATGGAAGAAGCCGAGAAGAATCAGAAAGTAACCAAAATGCCACAGGATCACAAGAAGAAGAGCTGAGCTTTCCTGAGGTAGTCCATAAAAAACTACTTCCACTTTATTTGTCTATTGGCGTTTCTGAGGAAAAGTTTTGGGATTCCACACCGTATGATTTAGAACCATACATGGAAGCCTACAAATTAAAACAAAAAATGGCCGATTCGCAAGCATGGCAGTTCAACATGTACACGATGTGTGCAGTTCAGACTGCAGTTGCAAATGTGCTTATCGGCAAAAAGTCAAAGGCTGAATACCTTAAAGAACCATTTTCGCAAACAGCCGAAAAGCAAAAGCAAGAGGATGAAGAGAATCTTTCTGAAACAGAAAAGAAACGGCAACGTGACAGGTTGCTCATGACATTGCAACTCATGCAAGCAAATTTTGAGCTGAATCATGGTAATAATGACGAGGGCAGGCAGGATTAAAAGTCTTGTCTGCCCTTTATTTTTTTGATTAAAAGGAGGTGCTTTAATGGCCGATAATACCATAGATACCCTCAATATACAAATAGAGAGTAGCACAACTCAGGCGGTGCGGTCTATTAATAACCTTGTAAAAAAATTAGATACATTAAACACTGCTTTTGGAAATCTTGACATAAGCCGGTTAAATAATTTTTCCAATTCTTTAAAAAGTTTAGGTAGCGTGAATTTTAAAGCAAATGGATTGAATGCGGCTATAAACGCTATCAATCGTCTTGGAAAATCTGATTTCAGTCAGTTTGATACAGGGAAATTAGGCGAAATTCTTACCGAGATGCAGAAACTTGATGCTATTCCAGATGTTTCTCCGAGCGTTAGCCGGTTCACAACCGCTATAGCTAAACTTGCCGGTACAGGACAGTATATCGGCAATGTATCAAAGGAACTTCCGAATCTTACGACAGGTTTAAATAATGCGGCTACTAAATTAGGCTCTATGAGCGAAGTATCAGCATCCACCAATGCTTTTATTACTTCTCTTGGAAAATTAGCTAGTGCAGGAGATAAAACCGGAAAGACTGCAAGTCAATTATCGACTCTCGCGCAAGAGGTTTTAAAGTTTTTTGACGTAATGAAAAGCGTACCAGATATCAGTTCGAGCACAATAAGAATGACAGAAGCTCTTGCAGTATTAGCATCGTCTGGAAGCAAAGTAGGGCGTGCCACAAGTAGCGTTTCGAATTCATTTAACACGCTTTCTTCGTTAGGTTCAAAAGCAAGTACTGTAATTAATGGGCTGACAAATGCTTTTCAAAAATTTGCTTCAAAAGCTATTTCTTTAGGCGGAAAAGCCGTATCTGCAATCGCAGGTATTGGAAATGCATCTTCTGAAGCTGGTGAAAAAATAAGAAGATTGTCAAATCCTCTGAGTTCGGTAACGAATAAGTTGAGTGCTCTTTACGCCAAAGGTTTTCTCGCAAAAAGAGCATTAGATGTTCTGGCATCGCCAGTAGAATCCGCAATGAACTATGTAGAGACTCTGAACTATTTCAACTCTGCGTTCAATCAGGTGGCAGAAGGAATCAACACTAATGAATGGAAGAAAAGTGGTATAAAATCTGCTGAAGCATATGCAAATTCATTCCAAGAAAGAGCAAAACAGCTTTCACAGAAACTGACAGGATTCGAAATTTCAGATACTGGCGAACTGACTAGAACCAATACCGCCAGTCTTGGACTTGACCCAGAAAAGACAATGCAGTATCAGGCAACATTTGCGCAGATGGCATCATCTATGGGAGATACATCAGAGACTGCATTAAAGTTGTCTAATGTACTCACTATGATTGGCGCAGACCTTGCATCTGTAAGAAATATGAACTTTGAAGATGTATGGCAGGACATGGCATCTGGCTTGACCGGTATGAGCCGCGCTATGGATAAGTACGGCATCAATATCCGTAATGCCAACATGCAACAGGAACTATATAATCTTGGAATTAATACCAGCATATCGAATTTGTCTCAGGCAGATAAAACGATTCTAAGAACGATTATCTTGCTGAACAACTCTAAGTATGCGTGGGCTGATTTGTCAGAAACGATAAATAGGTCAGTAGCGTGATAAATGCGTAGCTACTGGCAAGTCGCTCATATCGAAACCGTCAAGTAGGATATGAGTTATTAGTGATGAAATAAGCTGGAAAGCCGTTTGCAACGGTAATCAGAGAGTGAAGGCTATGATTAAAAGTATAGTCAACCGCAACGCGTAGGAAGTGAAACTGTAGTTGAGATACTACAGAATATAATCTTCCCAAGAGGCATCACTATCGGACGGTACAGGTGCAGAGCCTGTGGTAAAAAGGTACGCTGGACATGCATTGTAATAATGCAGAAGTGAGGATAAAAAGCCTTACGATAACAAATCGAAATCAACCGGCAAATCAGATTCGTATGCTTCAATCTAACTTTGCATCCCTTGGTAGAACAATAGGTTCCTTATTCATTCCTATACTGCAAACAGTACTTCCATATATCAATGCAATAGTAATCGCAATACAAAGAATGTTCGCTTATATTGCAAAACTTCTTGGAATCAAACTGTCTAACTTTGTATCATCTACTGGCGGTATTTCTGTAGATACAAGTAACATTGCGGATGATATGGATAATGCCAGTGATTCTATTGATACTGCAAATAAGAATGCCAAAAAACTCAAAAAAACATTGTCAGTTCTTTCATTTGATGAACTGAATCAGCTTAATGACAATTCTGATTCTGGTAGTACAAGTAATCCATCTTCTGGCTCTGGAAAAGGCGGTTTGGGGCATATCGGAGCACTTGATGCAGCTTTGGACGATGCTTTGTCTGCATATCAAAAAGCATGGGACGAAGCATTCAAGAAAATGTCCAACAGGGCAAATGAAATGGCAGATGCCATTGTAAATGCCTTTAAGAGAAAAGACTGGAAAGGTCTTGGAAAAATCATGGCTGATGGCATTAACTGGGGAATGCAAAAGCTTTATGATTTCATTAACTGGAATAACGTAGGCCCTTACATCACTAAATTCACCAGTGCGTTCACCCAGACTTTCAACAGCCTTGTTGATAATATCAACTGGGATTTGATGGGACGTACCGTTGGAGCTGGTATTAATACAATAGTTAATACAGCCAATCAGTTACTTGAGGGAACGAATTTCAAAAACCTTGGCAAGAAATTTGCAGAAGGCATCATGGGGCTTTCTCGTGAAGTTGACTGGACTAATCTTGGAAATTTGATTGGTAATAACTTTATGAAGAGCTGGCACATTTTCTATGGTTTTGTTTCAAATCTTAAATATGACGAAATCGGAATTAATATCGGAAATGCCCTTAATGGTATATTTGAGAAAATTAATTTCACAGAAATTGCTAGTGCATTAACAACTGGAATAAACGGCGCATTTACAGCACTTGCAAGCTTCACAGCAACATTCAATTGGGATGACTTCACTAAAAATCTTGGCGATGGGATTTCCAAATTTATATCCGATATGCACTGGAAAGAGAATGGAAAGGCTCTCGGAGACTTTCTTAGCCATTTATGCGATGCCCTGATAGATGCATTAACTCCTAATACATTCAGAAAGCTTGGAGAATGCATTGGCGATTTTATCGGGCAACTTCCATGGGGAAAATTACTTGCAACAGCCGCTAAATTGCTCATAAGCGGATTTGGCGAAGCAATGTCTGGACTGTGGGAAAGCGGATTGTCCGGAAAGATCACAGCCAGATCGGCAACAGCTTTTGTTGCTGTAAAAATCGCAGATATCACAGGAATCGGAACACTTGTCGGAAAACTTATCGGTCATATCGGTGATAAAATCATGGCAAAAGAAAGTGCTGATATTATTGCCGAAAAATTATCCAGTATTCTTGGACAAGGAACATCCGAAGCAACACAAGTTCTTGACGGACTGGGCGAAGCGGCAGGAACATCTGGTGGGAAATTCGCTTCACTGGCAAAAGAGTTGGGACCATTGGTAGGTACAGCGGGATTAATTGTTGGTGTAGGTGCAGCGGCGGTTTATGCAACTTCTAAAATTGCCGGTATGGTAGAAAGTATGCAAGGCGGCAATGGAGTAGGAACCACATTTGGCAATACCATGGATAATTTCATTCAGACATTACAACAACGTGGCGACATAATATCTGGTTCTGCAACGGAAATTTGGAACTTGAAAGAATCTCTCGAAAAAGAAGGAATGACAGCAGAAGAGCAATCTGCGGCAACTCAGAAGATAATTGACAAACTCGGAGAAATGGGAGTGACATCAGATCAGGCAGAACAGGCATTTTCTTCTTTGTATCAGCAAGGACTTATCACGGATGATATGTTTGATATTCTATCAGAATCTATCAAAACATTAGGTGATAAATCAACGAATATGGCAGGTAGTCTCAATCTTAGCAAATACTCTGTTGATGAGTTGGCAGAAGTCCTTCCGAAGTTAACTACTCAGTTGGGATTAAATTCTGACCAACAGACTCAACTTAATACCGCATTATACGATATGCCTAATGCAAGTGGTACAGCTCAGGGAGCTTATGAAAACATCATGGCAACCGCAAAAGAAATGGGATTGAATACGGAATCTGTTGCAAAGATTTTTGCAGAAACATTCCCCGATGCAGTTCAGACCGCAAAAGAATCTGTGTCTAAGCAAACATCAGAAATTAGATGGAATACCACCAGAGATTTCAATGATGCGGCAGGTGCGGTAACAAAAGCTACTGGTCAGATGAAGAGTACTGCCATGAGCGATTATGAGGCAATTCATTCAAAAGCCACCGAATCCTCTCAGGGAGTCGCTACGGCAACTGTAACGCAATGGGGAAGTTCTGCAAGAGAGGTTTCCAAGAACCTTGATTCAATGAAGCAAGCAGCCAACTTGAAACTGGGAGAAATGCAGAAAACTGTAGAATCCCATTTTTCATCACAGTATAATACTATGACAAATAAATGGGAAAAAGCAGCAGAGCGTATCACCGGAAGGGGGCAGATTGTTGATTCTTTAGATTCTACACTTAGCAGAAAAGTTCCGTCTATGTCAAAATATTTCGATCAACTTTCAGGTAATATTTCAAAGAGTCTGAGTAGATTACATAGTGTCGGAGCAAATGCCGCAACCAGCCTGTATAATGGAATGAAATCCGTGAGAATGCCTACGCTTTCGTATTATATTTCTCAGTGGAAAACACATAGCCTTGGGAACGGTGGTACCAGTTCAACCCCTGTCTATAGTCCGAACTGGTACGCTAAAGGTGGTTTGTTCAAAAATGCATCTGTCATTGGTGTAGGCGAAGCAGGACAGGAAGCCGTTCTTCCTTTGGAAAATCGTAAAGCCATGAAATCCATTGCCGACAGTATCATGTCTGGATATGACGGCAACATGGGACTTACGAAAGATGAGATCATGGAAGCTGTTGAGCGTGGTGTAGTTACTGCTTTGATGAACAATGGTGGCTTTGGCGGTTCTTCGCCGGAGTACATCATGAACAGCATCAAAGTGAACGAGCGTGAACTGGCACGAATTGTCACAAAGGCTCAGAACAACACAGATTACCGCATGAATCCGTCCCCGGCATATTGATTTTACGGTATGGATGTGGTAATATAATAAATGCATAAACGTTAAGAAAAGAGCACACTAAAGATGAAACGAGGGAAAAACCTCACGATTCTTTTGTGTGCTCTTTTTTTGTTTGGTAAAACCAACAGGCTAACCCGACGGGGGACAAGCGGAAATGCCTTGCCGCCTGCCTGTTGATTTACATACATTTCAAGGCATCTTATATACGAAAGGCAGGTATTTTTTTATGGCAAAATCTTTTAACTACCGTAAATATTACAAAGACTATTATGGGATTGATTTCGACAGTAACTATGTAATCCACCATATTGACTTTGACAGAAGCAACAATGATATTAATAATTTAATTCTATTACCTTCGAAGTTACATAGTCGATATCACTTTTTATTAACTGGATTTAATTCTGATAAAAACAATAAAGGGATTGCAAGTCTTGATTTTAAAATCGTCTCAGAATGTGGGAGCATCCCTATGTTCGGAATAAACATGATGAAAAATTTATGTGAAACAATGGCAGAAATTGATAAATGGGTAAGAATAAAATCCGATATGGATAGAGCAAAATACAACAAAGAAGTGTATGGTATTTAATATGTGGTAAATTCAGTAGGCTAGGGTAGCTCCCGAAAATCTCACCTCCAAGAGATATGCCTACTGTTTTTATAAATTTGGAGGATTGAAAATGAATGGAGGTCATTTTATGGCAGTATTTAGAGTACACAAAACAAAGAATTATACGCTGATGAGTAATCATCATCTTAGAGATAAGGATTTGAGTTTAAAAGCAAAAGGGCTTTTATCTGTAATGTTTTCATTACCGGATTCTTGGAACTATTCTATTCCCGGGTTATGTGCAATTTTAAAGGAAAATGAAACGGCAGTGAAATCAACCATAAAAGAGTTAAAAGCAACAGGGTATCTTATTGTGGATAAGAAAAAGCCTTGCAAAGAAGAGGGACGATCTAAGTTTGAGTACATTTATAACATTTACGAAACTCCGCATGAGGTATCTGACAATAGCAATAATCAAGAGGCTTTTTTTCAAGGTATAGAAACCCTAGCCCTAGAAGTCCCAGAGGTAGAACATCACCCCCATAATAAAAGAACTGATATATCAACTACTGATAAATCAATTACTGATAAATCAATTACTGATACAGATAAAGACTGTACTTTATCAAGTACAGAGGAAAAGACTTTACCATCGTCTGGTAAAGGAGTAAAGACTTCTGCTCCTAATAATATTAAAAATATAAATATAAATAATATACCACCTAGAACGAAAGAGCAGAAGCAGGAACGGTACGCACATGTGAAAAATAATCGCTCTGTCGATTACAAAGACGAAGAACTACCGACAATCCTGTACAATGGATTTAATTCTCTGTACGGGGACAAAGAAGATATTTTGGAAGACCACGACATCTGCCTGACTATGGCATTAGTCAGCAACTTCTTTGAAAAATTCAAACAGTATCGGGGAGAACGACACCCGATGGTTTATGCCAATGATCTTGACCAGTTTCTGAGTATGATTCGAAATGCTGACTTGGATATGGTGAAAGACGGAATAGTCGAAGAAGACGAGGAGCCGCAATATTATCTGGACATGATGGACGAGTATTTCGGCTCTGACATTGGGAAAAACAACAATATGGACTGCGATTATCATATCTGGCTGTTCTTCACGGAGAAGACACAGAACATTTTGTATAACCGCGTGAAACAGAAACGGGAGGAATGAAAATATGCCAATAGACAGACCATTGTTTGAACCGGGGGACATAGTAAAACATTTCAAGAGAGAAACCGTCAGTAATTTGCGGAGCAATGATTACCTGTATAAGATTGTCGGCGAAGCAAAACATACAGAGACAGACGAACCGCTGATAATTTACCGTGCTTTGTATGGAGAAAGAAAACTATATGCCAGACCACAAAAAATGTTTTACAGTTTGGTTGATAAAGAAAAATATCCAGATATTTCACAGAAATACAGATTTGAAAAATATGAAGGACAGATATTCATTGAATAAAACAACCTAAAATCTGTTTTAAATACAGAGGGCGATAATTTCCTCGTATAGATGCTTCAAATGGATTTTAGATGGAAAACGATACAGTAATTAATTAGAAAGTGAGAAAGAAATGAGTAGACTTGGAAAAGAAATGCCGGCAGAGTATTCAGACAGATTTGATGAACTGAGACAAAACCGGTGCGAAACAAGCTTTTACAAATACGGCACGGCAAAAGATAATTTTGGAGAACGTCTGGTAAATGCGATTGAATCACACGATATGTGCATTAAAAAATATAAAGAAACTGGTAACACGGAGTATCTTTGCGATGCTGCGAATTATCTGATGTTCGAATTTATGTATCCACAAATCAAAGGTGCTTATTTCAAAGCAACCGACAGTGGGGAAAGTGCTGGAGTAGTTGGAACACCAATTAATCAGTTAAAGGAGAAATGGTAGGATGAAAAAATCGGGCAATTCTTATGGTAAACACGGATTATGAATCATTTTGTAAAGAACACTTCGAAAGATTCATTTCTGATATCCAAAAGAAACATTAATATAACTTTTTCTTACTGAATCTCACCTTGTATATGTGATAGAATAAAGAATCATAAAGCGTCTATCAGAGCGATAGGCGCTATTTTCGTGTAATTAAGCATCTTCTTTCGGGAAGGTGATTTTTCTTTTATGAGGTGTTATATGGCAGAAATATTTTTAAAAGTAAATGGTGTCTCGATGCCTTGCCCGTCTTCCTACACATGGGGATTACAGGACGTATCAGCGGCAAAATCAGGAAGATCTGATGACTCTGTCATGCATAAAAACAGGGTAGCGCAAAAAAGGAAATTAGCTTTGCAGTGGAAAGGTAAAGATTGGGCTACTACAGCTAAGATCCTTCAAGCGTTCAATCCCGAGTACATCCAAATTACATATCCAGATATGATGTCTGGAAAATACGAAACCAGAACATTTTATGTTGGTGACAGGAGTGCGCCTGTTAAATGGTGGTGGCATGGAAACCAGAGAACAGAATCTATCAGTTTTGATGTGATTGAGAGGTAATGCATGAGAAAATTATCTAACAGATGGAAAGAAAAAGTCAAGAACGGAATGGACGTGCAGTACCTCAAGTATGCAGATATCACACTTACAGACGGAACTGTACTCAATCTGACCAGTGCCAATCTGTGGCAAAACGGAATGGAATTCGAAGATTCCGTATCTAATGATAGTAGCTTTGACATCGGTTCTGCAATCATCAATGTATTGAATCTTAGCATTAATAATTTTGACGGTGAGTACTCCGATTACGATTTTGAGGGAGCAGAAGTCATATGTTATGTTGGATTACAGATTGAAAATGAGGATACAAGTGAACTGTTAGATTCAGCTGGAGAACAAATACTGGATTCAACTGGTGATACAATCATAGTTCATAAAAATGCGGTTATTGAAAAAACACGTATTTGCACAGTGACAGTTATTGAACAGCCGGAAGACGAAACGGTGACCATAGACCTTACGTGCGAAGATAATATGCGGAAGTTTGACCGCAATTATTCCGACAGCAAATTGAAATATCCGGCAACAAGAGGGCAGATTGTACGAGATGCCTGCGAGGTATGTGGGGTTACTCTGCAAACTTTAAACTTCTATAGAGATGATTACATTGTGCAGAATCGTCCAAATGACGAAGCTTTAACATTTCGCCAGGTTCTACAGTGGGTTGCGCAGATTGGCTGTCAGTGGATGAGATGCGATGAATATGGCAGATTGTGCGTCAATTGGTACGGTTTTGTCAATGAAGAAGAACTTACAGTTGATGAACTTGGAGTATTAAAAACACAGGACGGAAGCAACGTTAATCTTAACTTCTCGAACTCAGATGGTGCGTTGTCGGCTGACAATGGTACGCTTCTTGAAAATGATGGGATTCTGAGGCTTTTTGCAACTGACGAAAAAGGTAACATTTCTGAAATAGAAACCACCTATGGTTTTACTCCGCATCATACAGATGTAGTAATCACAGGCGTGAAAGTAACTGAATACAGCGAATCCTCTTCTGATAATCCGCAAACTTACATGGTTGGTACAGAGGGATATGTACTCGGAATTTCTGGTAATAAATTAATTCGTGTTGGCGATGGCCAGACAATCGCTTCAATAATCTCCGAAAAATGCGTTGGCATGAGATTTAGACCATTTGAATCCGAGTGCCCTACAGATGTGGCTCTGGAAGCCGGAGATTCACTGATTATTGTGGATAGAAATGGGAAAATATACACATCGCTACTTACCACAACTACATTGAAACCGGGATCCGGTCAGAAGATAGCTTGTAATGCCAAAAGCGCTGCTAAAAATAGCAGCACCCAATATTCCCAGGCGACGCAGGCATTTGTTGCTGCAAGAAACATGGTTAAGCAGGAAAAAACCGAGAGAGAAAAAGCTCTTGAAGAATTTGGAAAAAGAATTGATTCAGCCACAGGAGTTTATACTACTGTTGAGCCACAGGAAAATGGAAGCAAAATCTTTTATTTACACGACAAACCAACTCTTGCAGAATCTCAGGCAATTTGGAAAATGACTTCTGAGGCATGGGGAGTGTCTACAGATGGTGGACAGACATGGAATGGTGGTATGACAGTTGATGGCGATACGATTGTAAGAATTTTGAACGCGGTTGGCGTTAATGCTGATTGGATTAATGCCGGTGCAATCATGGTCAAGGATTCTGATGGGAATATTCTCTTTTCTGTCGATATGGATACCAAAAAAGTAATCATCAGCGGAGATAATGTTGTAATTGGTGACAGTTCTTTGACGGATAAACTGACAAAAATGGACAACAATATTGCGGATGCCAAGAATATGACATTCCAGCTGTCGAACGATATGCAGACGATCACATCTGACGCAGACGGAAACATTCCGGTATTTCCAACAGTGGCAACTACAGCGAAAGTTATGTACGGCTCGTCAGATATCACAAATGATTGTAGCTATACCATTACAAAATCAGACAGTGTAACCGGCTCTTGGGATGTAGATACGCATACTTACACTGTCACAGGCTTGAGTGCAGACAATGGATGGGTGGACATTAAGGCAACATATCTCAGTAATCTGGCAGTAACAAAAAGATTCACGATTTCTAAGCAGAAAAAGGGAGAAGATGGAAAAGATGGTGAACCTGGTAGAACATACATGGTTGAGCCATCATGTAACGTCTTGAAACGTGGCTCTGACAAGACAATTAGTCCAAACTTTATAACATTTAAAGCGTATTATCGTGACGGAAAGTCAGCTACTAGAGTGCCTTATAAAGGCAGATTCGTTGTTGAAGAGACTGCTGACGGAAACACTTGGAATACCATTTATACTAGTTCAACCGATGAGGATACCGTGACACACTATTTGTATTCTATTTTGACAAATGGATCTGGTCAGACAGTAGCAAGTTCTAATGGTTCAACTGTCGGTATTCCGAGAGATGTGACAAATGTTAGATGTAAATTATATGCGTCCGGTGGAACTACAACATTGATGGATATGCAGAGTGTTGCGGTAGTGATTGATGTGGACAATCTGACACAATCGCAAATCGTAGAAATACTATCAAATGATGGTGCATGGAAAGGCCTGTACTACAAGAATGGTCAACTGTATATCAGCTTCAGTGCGGCACTTGGCGGTGAATTGACGTTGGGCGGCGAAAAGAATGGAAACGGTTATCTGAAAATTAAAGATGCCAATAATGCTGCTAAAGGATTAATTGATCGCTCTGGATATGCTGTATTTACAAGCTACGAAGAAAATTCAAAGTACATGAAATATACAGGTGTACAGTTTTCAAGCGATGGAATATTCCCTGTTGATATCAAGAAGTTCTTTGACGATGAAGTAGATATTGAAATTGAAAATAGTGAAAATTGGGGAATCAGTTGGAATGATAACAGTCTAAACGTATATGCCACAGAGGTATCGGCTGACACTGGTACATTTGAAAATTTAACTGTTACTAATCCTGCATCTTTCGCAAAATCACCAAAGATAGAAGACATGGAGTATACGACATCATCAAATACTATTTGTTGGGATGGACGTACAGGATACAAACAGCTGATGCTGAAATCTTCATCTTCAAAGCGCTATAAAGACATTGGAAACGATATTTCAGAGCAAGAAATTGAAGAATGGTACAATATTGAACCACTTTGGGCGAAATATAAAGAGGGATATCTAGTTAAAGGGGACGAGAATGAAGGCAGATATATCCCGATGTTTATTGCCGAAGACGTAGAAGAATATTTTCCAGAAGCCACCAGACACGCAAATGGACTGGTCGAAGACTGGAACGAACGTATCATGATACCGGCTATGTTTGCGATGATTAAAAGCCAGAAAGAACAGCTTGACCGACAGGAGAAACTAATTAATCAGCTCTATGAAAAGTTCAATATAGAAAAGGAGAATTAATATGGCAAAATTTAATGAATATCCCGTAAAAACAACACCAAAAGATGCAGACAAATTTATGCTTTACAGTGCAGAGGATGCGGCAAACAAGCTGATTGATTATGATAAGCTTGCTGATGCGGTACTCAACAAATTGACATCAAAGACCTTTGGCCTCGATGCTGGAACGATGACTTTACCGGCTGCGCTTAACCAATTAAATAGTAACCGGTTAAAACCCTTTTATAAAGGTATGATCACCAATAGACTAGTTACTGTTCCTCTTGTTCCGGGACTTTATCTAGTTTCAACGTATCGTAGTGGAGGATACAAGATAAGTTCATTATCTATAGTTAATATTCAGATACAGGACGGTTCTTTTATCGAAACGCTTGTTAAAGGTGCGGATTACGACAACACCATTGAAATGAAATATACTGATAGCAACATTTCATTTCAATATAAGATTGACTTATCTGGTGGATGTACAATCGTTATATTCAAGTTGGCTTAAAGATTTATGAAATATAAAATAGTAACTCCTTTAGAATCTCAAATATTAATTCATCTTCACGCACAATAACGATTCATAGAGTTTCCAAAAATAAATCTCTTTTACATTGCACATTACTATATAGAATGAATTATGAAATGGAGGTACATAAATAGCCGGTGCAAGCATAAGCCCTACATCAGTGCAGACAGGGGCGAAATATGCGATTGCTGTTGATGTCCAGTATGTATTAGGCACAAGTGATGGATCAGCACTTGCCACTTCTGATGGTTCGATGCTGAGAGTGAAAGAATAGAGGTGATTATATGGCAGAATCATTAAAAACAATATTAATGTCGGCACTGGCTTCGAAAGCAACGCCGGCAGAAAGTGACACATTGATAGTTGGAGAAGGGAATGTATTAAAAAAAATATCGTTCTCACAATTATTTACATACCTGAAAGACAAGCTAGGCATTAATACATTAAACACGAAGATAACTTTTGTAAATCAAGTTTGTAAAGGTACTGGAGCAGGATATATCTATATTAATCCACCAGATACTAACAATGATTATTACTTAATAGGAGCTACTAATGCGGATTGGAACGCTTGTCCAGTTAGTATAGTTGCTGTAAGTAGGCAAAATTCTACTCATATAGTGCATTTTACGGGTAACATTGAAAAGGGTAAATCTGTTCGAATACTCAGTATGTGGACACAAGCTAAATATATAACTTTTAAATCATAATATAATTTATGCTCGTATAAACATTAAATCTGCTATATAATTACCTGCTGATACAAACCCATTACAAACAATATTATAGCCATTTGATGAAACGCCTACTGCGCAAATAAGAGCTTTGTTATCTCCCGAACCAATAACACCAATATTTTGATTATTTGTTGATACTTTTACTGGTAAGGTCAGAAGAACTGTCCCATTTTGTATACCAGAAGCAGTAAGTGAATTAAATCCAATATGGATATAAAAAGCTATCGTTATATATACAATATGTTTGTCCAGTTTGCAAATATCCGCCACCATTATATGTTTTTAATGTAACATTTTTATTATTTATCTTCGTGTTTAGCATCTGTACCTATGCTTTATAATTAAGGTACGGGAGGTGCTGATAATGGAGTCAAGGCAAATGATCATACAATCAGTAATGCAAGTATTAAAGAGCAAAGTGGATCAGGAGACACTGGATATAGTGCAAGATGCGCTTACGATCGAACTGAATCGTTATGAAGTCCAGGAACGAACAACGGAACTATCGGTGGTAGACAATAGTGCTGTAGGAATGTTACGCAGGTATATTGCTACCAAAAGAATCGAGGGCAAAGCAGAGTCTACACTGAAAAGATACTGGGAACAGAACCTGCAGTTAATACAATTTCTCGGCAAGGATCTGAACAAAATTACTACAGATGATTTAAGACTGTTCATGGCATGCCGACGGCAGCAGAATAAGGTAAGTAATAGAACTTTAGATGGGATGAGGAATAAAAAAGGCTCAGATCGAGCAGATTGTGAACCAGATAAGCGAGAGAGCAAATCTTGTAAGACAGCTGTATCCTCATCTTATCCGGCATACCACAGCCACAATGTCTCTTGAGCGTGGTATGGATGTTACGGAATTGCAAAAGATGTTAGGACATGAAAAATTAGACACGACTATGCGAAGGTATCGCAAGAATCATTGAAATACAGTCACCACAGATACGTGGTGTGAAAGGAGAACATATGGAAATTAAAGGAATTGACGTATCATCGTGGCAAGGGAAACCGGATTGGGCAAAAGTATCGAATTCTGGAACTAAGTTTGCAATATTAAGAATCCATCAGAAATCTGGAATTGACGAATCATTCGAACACAACTACAAGGGCTGTAAATCCAATGGAATTCTTATTGGTGGATATAAGTACAGCTATGCTTTAACATCGGCACAAGCTATCGAGGAAGCTGAGAACGTAATTTCTGTTCTTGGTGGACGTGGACTTGACTTTCCAGTATTCTACGATCTGGAATGGGCACAGCAAAGAAGTCTCGGAAAACAGGCTATTGAGAATATTGCAGTAGCATTTCTGACCAGAATCAAGAAAGCCGGTTATAAGGTTGGAATTTATTGTAATCTCGACTGGTACAATAACGTTCTGTCAGACGTTCTGAAGCAGTATGATTGTTGGATTGCTCGTTATCCGGCTAACGACAACGGCTCTGTACAGGAAAGATTGCGTCCGAATGTCGGTGTAGGCTGGCAGTATTCCAGTAAAGGAAAAGTTCCAGGAATCAGAGGAAATGTTGATATGGATGTGTTCTACAAAGACTACAGAGATTCTAACCAGAAAGGAGAAACCAAAATGGTAAAAATCAGTAACTGCGGACATGATGAACGCGGAAGATATGCAGGTGGAAAAGCAGGAGATCAGACTGGTACAGAATATCAGATCATGAACTGGTACAGTAGACCGTGGCTCTGTGTCCTAAGATTCAATGACACCAAAATCGCAACCATGATTGCAGACATGGCGACAAAAGCGGCACAGAACAATCTCATCGGATACGATCAGGGCACTGCCGGAAACAGCAATGACCGGTATTCGTTCTGGCGGCACTTAAAGGCAAGTAACTACGATCCGGCGCAGATCACAATAGCTTGTGAATCTGACTGTAGTGCAAGTACAGCTGCAATCGTTAAGGGTGCTGGATATCGCCTAAATAATGCAAAACTGAAAGCAGTAAGCATCTATCTGACAACGCGAAACATGAGACAGGCATTGAAGAATGCAGGGGCAAAGGTACTGACAGATAAAAAATATCTGACTTCCGGCGATTATCTGAAAGCCGGAGACATTCTTCTGAATGACAGCCACCATGTAGCTATTGCAGTCACAAGCGGAAGCAAATCCAGCAATACTGCAAATAATACAACAACTACAATAACCACGAAAGGAGCCGGTTATATGTTTGAGCCAAAATTAGTAAAGCTTGGAAGTGAAGGAACATCAGTCCTGTTATTGCAGGAGATTCTGATTGCGAGAGGGTTTAAAGGGAAGAATGGAAAAGCCCTGAGCTTATCCAGAAAAGCAGATGAGAACACCATCTATGCGCTTAAGGCTTACCAGAAGTCCAGAAATGGAGTACTGGTGGTAGACGGAGAGTGTGGCGAGAACACCTGGAAAGATTTAATTGCCATCTAATAATTGGCTAATGGCATTGCCACCTTTTTGTCGCTGATAGGAACAAAAGACAAAACCGACTGGTACTACATCCGCATTGCCGGAAAGTATTTCGGATTTGTTTCCACGAAATATATTTGCAAAGTGTGATAAATGTGATATAATAAATATACCATAATTCAACTCCTCCCCAGAGTTTAAGCATGGACTCAAAAAAAGAGATGGTCTGTTTCTTCCTTGACAGACCATCTCTTTTGCTTCACTTAATAATGTATTCCCAATATTGATTTTTAATATCCGCATATCCGTTCTTACGAATCAACACTTTATCCCCGGAAAACATCGTAAAATCAGAATCCAGCTTTTGCACATAATCCATGTTTACAACAAATGACTTATGGCAACGCAAAAACCGTTTATCAAGGTAAGGCTCAACCGACTTTAAAGTTGCATACATACTGTGCATAATCCCGTTCGTGCAATGAACAAAAACTTGCTTATCCCGTGCTTCGAGGTACTCGATTTTGTTCAATGGAATCCTTATAATGCAATCTCTGTGTCTGATTGTGAGCATCTTGTGTTTCATATCACTCAAGGTATTGTCAATCATAGAAAACATTCTTCCGTGTTCATTTCCCTTGATGATATAATGCGTAAATTCAACATCCAACGCATCAAAAACAAAATCCTTGTGAGCTGTCCAGAAAGCAATTTTGCCCTTATATCCACACTCTCGGAGTTCTTTGGCAATATCCACGCCATTTTCGTTTTTAAGTATTACATCCAAGACAATCATATCAAACCATTTTCCGTCCTTAACATCATCTATCAAGGGTTCCCCACTGAAATAACCGTCTATCGTATAATTCCGGTCACCGTTTTGCTTCAAAAACGGTTCAATCCGATGCTTAAAATACTCAACCTGTAGTTCACAATCGTCACAAATAGCAATTTTCATAGTAATCACCTTCCGTTTATCGCCTACGCTTCAACTTTCATCAGATTATCCTCATCTAATCAATTAATTATGGTAATATAGTAGCACTGAAACGGAAATGTGTAAATAGTTCAGCAGAAGTTCGAAAAAAATCGACATCTTAATACGTTGGTACAGCCTGCCAGATTGCTCTGGGGAGGAACGTGATCGTGAATGCAGGTTTTGCCATAAAAAGAGCCGGGGAGTAAAAACCTCGGCTCGTTGATTTACAATGAATTATTTTTGATATGAAATTAAGTCTGTAGTATATTCGTTATCATATTCTGCTAATGGACGAATCGTTAATGCGAAATCTACGTTTGACACATCGGAAATTCCGTTTGCTGTAAGAAAATCATCTGTAGGAGTTAGGGTCACAAGAGTTTTGCAACCATCTAATAAATACTGATTGAATATTTCATAACTATCTGACATTGTAAAATCGTTATAAGTCTCAGAAGTTACATCGTATGCGAAATACTGTCCAGTAGTGTTTGTGATACAAAATGTGAAGCTGTTACCCTCTGAGGAAATGAAATCGACACTAATGCCGTTCTGGTTATACAAGTTCTGTGCACTGTCAAATACAGGAGAAGAAACCACAGTAGTTCCAGTTACGTCAGCGTGAATCTGACCGCTGTCAAAAGCCTTGAAGCTCTTTGTATTGTCGTAAGCCCACAAGAGAACGTCAAAGCTATCTACTTCGTCCATCTGGTAGTCTTTGAAGAAATCTTTATTTTCCCATGTATCTATCAGCTCCAAAGTAGAATTCGCTTTCTTTCCGGGTGCTACATCAGAGGAGTTTATGCCATACTGATCGCCGCCTGCCATAATACCGTTTATGGCATAAGCATAAGGAGCTATGCCTAAATTTAAATTAGAATTGTTTTCGATATACAGTCCTATAGTGCCTGTGGACGGGGAATCGGTTAATCCTTTTGTTTCAACATGAATGCCGTTCTCTTCGTATAGTACAAAATCTTCCGCAAAAACATTGGATGGCATGGATGCAAGCAAAATGCTTGACAGCCCAATACTAGCTAGAAACTTTACTTTCTTTCTCATAAAAATATTTCCTCCTTAGTAAAATTTGCATATATTATACCGCAAGATTCAATAATAGCATAGTCAAAACCGAAATGTTTTTCATATTTTTATCCATTAAAAATGCAGTTTTATCGTTTTTCCCGATTAATTTGCACAAAAAGTGGTATAACTAAGTACATAAAATATAGACCAAAGAGGTATATATTATGAGGAAGATTGAAAGATTGTTGATCGCAGTAGGAGTAATTCTCTTTGCCAACTACATAATTCACTTGCCAATGTGCGTGAAAGACTATGCCAATAAGGATTTTGGTATATACTCAACCCAAACTATGCACAAGCATTCAACGCTTACTATGAGTGCGGTTTTGAAACCGGCGTCTAAATCTACGCTCAAATTCTACATTTCACCGCACAAATCAGATTTTATCTTTGACTACACAAATAATTTCTATGCGATCATAAATATTCCAGTCTATCTCTGGCAGTTTGCAAGGGCGAATATTAATCCATGTGTCCTGTTTCATTGGATCTGCGGAAAATATGATAAAAATAAATGTTCGAATGCATATTTTCTACTGTCCAGACATATACTGTAGTAAAGTTTCGATTGGGAGGGCTACTATGGATTACAAAGAAAAAATTATTGAATTGCTGGATAAAGTTAAAACAGAAAATACTTTTAAAAGAGTATATAAATTGTTAGAGTATTTATACTTGAAAGAAAAGTAACTAAAAATTGCCGCACCCATGAAAATAGGTGCGGCATTCTAATTATTCTGTTTTTAAATCATCTGGAGAAGCAGAGAAATAATATTCAAATTCGGAACTATCATACTTAGAACCCATCATTTCATTCAGCTTATCGGCAATTGATTCGCCCATTTCCTCTCCAAATTCAGAATCTTCAACTTTTGTTCTTTTATATTCCGCAAAAATATTTCCCCAATCGTCCTGTGTTCCAGCGTAGTAAATCTGAATAAGATCGCCATTTTCTTTAGGACTTAAATAAGACAATGCTTTGTCGGTTACATTCTCCATGCTTTTTGGGAAAAATACTTTTTGAACATCACAGGAATTAAAAATAGCGTCATATATCTCAGTTATTCCTTCTTGGAAAATGATGGATTCAACATACGAATTTCCGATTCCAACCTGAAAATCCGATAAATCTGTTGCATAGTCTGTTCCGTCAATATTGTATGTCGGAAGAATTTCTAAAACCTTGCATTTTCCATCATATCCATGTAATTTCACAGTGCTTCCTTCGATATCATAATCGAAATCACTGATTGTGCCATATTTTTCAGAATCATCTTTCTTTACTTCAACACCAGTAACACCCCCGGCATAAACTGGAATGGGAACCCCTAAAATAGTAAAAGAACAGATTGTCACTAATAGTTTCTTCTTCATTTGTAATTCCTCCTTAGTATTTGAATATGAATATATTATACCATTGGCGACAGAAATAATATAGGAGAATATAAAGAAAGACCAGAGATTTTTTATTCCCCGGTCTTTCTTTTTTTAATTATTTTCCAGTTCGTTAAGGATTTCTTCGAGTTGCTTCCAATGTTCATCGCTGAGCTTGGCAAACTTCACAAGGATTTTCTTTGCAAAGTCGTTGTCGCCGGTCATAACTGAATCTACGATAGCCTGCGCATCGCTATCGTCGTCTCGGAACATGCTTCCAGTTCCGTTCACGAGCC